TGTCGGTATAGTTGTAATCTGAGTTCAGGCCGACTCTTGAGATGTCATTGCGCTCGATCATCGCCTCCATCGCGGTCTTCACTGATTCGTTCAGCGTAGCCGCTTCATAGAGCGTCGGCCCATAGCTCTGGATGGCAAATGTCGCGCTTGTGATTCGGTTTACAGACGTGCTCCCGGTCTTCTCGATCACCACGAAGGAATCATCGCAGTCTTCCGGCATCTCCATGTAAACAGGCACATCAAGCGCGGCACTGAGATGATTAAGAATTACTTCCTCGATCATTTGTTATACCTCTCACACTTGAATCGCCTGTTCCAGATAGACGGGTTGTTCGCGTCAATCCATTCTTCCGGCAACGAGTAGACATGCCAGTCAACACTGAAGAAGTTCACCTTCTGGTCTGTCCATGTGTGGGCATCGCCCTTCGGAACGCACAGGTAATACTCCAAATGCTTGCCGCTCAGGTTCATCTCGCCGATAACATCTTCTGACGTTGCCGGATAGACAAGCACATTGTCGACTTCTGTCGCTTGCGTCGTGTACACAGGGCGGTTGAACCCATCGACACCTGACTGCGTCCGCTCCATGAGCGTGACAGTGATTCCCTGAATCATGCAATCACCTCCAGAGGGTTACTGCAGCCGATCTGGTCGCTCACTCCGAGCAGCTTCTTTTCGGTACGTCCGATATAGAGCTCACCGGTGCTTCCGCCGCTCATTGTCCACGACTGCGAATAAGGGCCTGCCGTCATGGTGCCCTGCGTCGCTCCCATCGGCACGGATGCGGATCCAGCCGCGAGCGCCCTGCGGACGATTCTGCATGATACGACCTGCTTGGCCTCGAGTGCCGCCTGGTCGTTGTATGCGTCAATCAGCACCGCCGCTTCTTCGAGCAGTGCCTGGCAAACCGCCTCTTCGTCGGAAGTCAGTGGGCGGAAGCCGTCTGCAACCTGTTCAACAGTTGCGTACACCATCCGGATCACCTCACTTCTTTGTCGTCTTGCGTCTCTTCGGCTTCGGCTCTTCGTCCTCTGTGGGCTTAACCGCATCAGCGGCGGCAAGCTTGTGGCCTGCCGCCTTGTATTCTTCTACACGGTTTTCCGCGACCCACATCTCAGTGCCGGTATAAGCGTTGATGAACTTAACCATCATCAAGCAGTCAGCTTATTGAAGACGGTGGTATCGGCGCGGAAACCGACTTCCATCTCAACACGGACAGCGAACATGTTCTGCTGGAACAGATTGATCGTGGACGCGCTCTGTCCAGATCCAACGGTAAGGGTTGCATCTTCGGAATAACCGACGTTGATACCATCGACAACACCGTACACCGCCTTCGACCAGTCACCTGCAAAGCCAAGAACGTTCGGAGTCCCCGCCTTGTATGCACCCTTGCTCTGGAGGGTGTGCACGCCCAGGATCATCGGGATCGCACCTTCTGCGACAGAATTGATGAACAGCGGTCTGTCATTGCCGTCAACGGCAGACAGCAGCACGTTCCTTGCCTTCGGGGAGATGACATATCCATTGTTGATACCATCATGATCAGCGATGTCTCCATCAGCCGCCACAAGCGCCTTGTACTCGCCGTGGTTTGCCGCATCAAAAGACTGCGCAGTGCAAGCCGCAAGAGTGTCGAAATTAGATCCCGGAGCGGTGCCGTGGAATACAGTTGCATCAAACTTCTCAGCAAGAACACCCGGAAGTCTGCCGACCAGAGCGTTGTACAGCGCACCCTCATCGCGTCTGAACTCATTGGAGAACGGCACGATCACCGCCAGCTTGTAGGCGGACATGATCTTCTTATCGAGAGTCGGAGTGCTGACCGGCTTCAGACCGGTTTCGGAAACCCACTCGGCGGTCGGATCGGACAGGATGACCGGGATCTCGATTCCTTTGCCCGGAAGTGCGATCTGACGTGCGAGCTGCATAACAGCGGATGCTTCCTGCGTCTTCTGGATGATCTCGGAAGATACGTCATACGGAAGCGGATAATTCGTTCTGTTTACCTGTACACCAGTAGGAGTAATAGCCATAGTATTTACCTCACTTTGTTATTTCTGGACGCTTTTGAACCATTCGGAAAAACTGTTCTGCGGTGTGGCGCCCATCTTCTTAGTTACTTCGCCTGCGTCATTGATGACCGGATAGCCGGACGGCTGCGCGAATGCCTTGATCGCTTCTGCCTGTTCCTTGCAGGCCTCTTCGGTGTCTGCGGTCAGCAGTGATGCCGGGACTCCGGTCTCTTTAGCAACCTGATCGCGGATGCCGCGAACCTCGGCGGCTTTTTTCAAGGTGTTCAGTTCTGATTCCAGTGCTGACACTCTCTCGGTAGCCTTCTGAAGTTCTGACTTCTGCGCTTCTTCGGCGGCGTCAAACTTCTCCGCCTTTTCCTTGTATGCTTCGTAATCCGCATACTTGTTGCGCTCTCTCTGGAGACGGTCACGGACGATTGCGTCAAGTTCCGTCTGGGTGAAAGTGCGCTCCGGCTCTGTCGCCGTGGTCGTGGTTGCCTCCTGATTCACAGTTTCATTCATGTTGTTTCCCTCCTATGGAGTAGTCATCCCGTGATAGCCTCACGTAGGCATGAAAAAAGCACCCTCATCAGGTGCTTGAATCATCTTTGTGCTGTTCAGCGTATTGGTCACGCCGCATGGCGTTCAGTTTGTCTTTCCAGTTGCCTCCCGGATCCGCATCGTAGTAGATGCGCTTGTACTTGTTCGGATCATATCCAGCAACGCCCTCACGCGGGCTGAACCGCACGATGTACTGGCAATCACAGTTAGCGTGGATGTGTGCCGCATGACTTTTCGCGCTCCAGTGCGTTCGTTCCCATCCACGAGATGCGAGCATCATGCAGAAGGCACAGGTCTGTCCGACCGGGACGAAAGCCATCTCAGCGCGGTCTCTGGCGGCGTTCTGCTGTATCGTGTCCGCTCCGGCCTGCTTCACAAGCCTGCTGACAGCGTTCGCAACCTTTCCATCACCTTCATTCAGCGCACCCTGTACCGCGCCCCACGTTTCGTCATGAGTTGCCACAGGTGCCGGAACAGCCGGCGGAACCTTAGCGCCTTGCTCTTCCGCCAAATAGTCGTACAGAAGGCACGCGAGTGAACTGGAGCCCTCGCCGTACTTCGTAGCCAGGTATTCCGCGTGGTCAACAAGCGCAGACATGTTGTCGAACCCGAATCGGTCGATATACTTCTGCATCTCGGTCGCCGCCGTGGCGTTCAGCTCATGCATCCGCCGAACGTATTCCATGAAAGTCGTTTCATTCAGCATTTGCGTTCATCTCCGCTAGAACGTTCAGACCACGCGCTCGCTGTTCCTGAGCGCGGATGCGGCGGATGTCAGCCTGATCGAATCCGATCATTTCGAGGAACGTGTCTGTTTCGGCGAATCCCTGGCGCGCCGCCGCAATCTTGACCGCCGCGTCTGCCGTCATGGACACGGAAGGCATCGCCGGGTTTTTGAAGTGGGCCACAACGTTGCGCTCATCGTCCGTCAGGTCTTCAATACGAACATTCCGAAGAATCGCCTGCGCCATAAGAGCGATCTGTTTCAGGCTATCGCCATTCGACTCGTTCAACTGTTCCGCCATGAGCACCAGCGTCTGGGCCTGCGCCATGATCGCGTCACTAGATGACGGGTTCGCGTCATTTACGACCCCAGTATCCGTCACAGACAGCCCGGTCGCCGCCGAAAACTGCGTTGCAAGCAGCCGGATCATTTCCACGTGCGGGCCGATGTTCCCCTGCTGCAGCTGACCGAATGATGGCTTGTCTCCGGTCTCTGGGTTAGTGGTCGCCGTCAAAATCGATCCGACATACTGCCGGAACTTGTCGGAAACGACCGCATCATACTGTTCATCCGTGACACCAAGAAGATACTTCTGTGGGCTAGTGGCGAACTCTAGCCCGATCGTGGCGTTCGCGATCGTCCGGACGTAACCCTTGATGAGCTCCCGGATTGGTTTCTTCAGCCTCGACCGTCCGAAAGGCTTTGCGGGGGTGGCATTCCAGATCATCGGTTCCATCAAAGGTCTGCCCATCCTATGCGGCTTGCGCTCGACCGTCCAATTGTTGCCAATAAGCCGTAGAATCAGTACGGCCTCGCTTGTATCGAACCGCATGACAGCCGGGCGATAGTCCCATTCGAGTGATTCGTCTTTCACGGCATCGAGGATTGACAGACCGCAGTCAATACGGCCCGCTTCACCATCCCACAGTGCGCAGGCAGTTACCGGTGAATGGAACCGGATGCGCACGCCGATAGCCGGATCCGCCGAAAGCGTGGCGAACGTACAGCCATACTTCAGCTCATCCTTGCAGGCCTTCGCATACTCCGAAAGCAAGCGATTGCTCACCATAATCCGGTGCATGGTTTCGGCATCTTCGCCGTTCACGCCCACGAAGCCGTCGAACATCGACCTCGACGCCAGGACATCGACAGTTTTCGAGCCCCATTCGCAACCGATTTCGAGCTTCCGCAGGCCATCCGGGAGCGCAATGCCGAGGTTCACTTCTCCGAGGGTCACGTTCCCCTCATAGAATTTGTTCTTTTCGGCGTTCTTCCAGATGTGGGCGTTGTAGACGTCAATCAGGTCTGAGAGTTTCGCTCTCTCCTGCTCGGTCAATCCCGGCGCACCGCATATGGATTTAGTCAACGTATTATTCATCATCCTATCCTCATTTTTCGGGACGGATCCCTCTTACTTGTCTTAGCTCCCCACAGTGCCAACGCCGCCGCCTCGATCGGAGCGGAATCGTCACCGCCGAAGCCCCAACCCTTACCGATCGGACGCTTAATCGATGACAATGCGCTATTCCTTAGGTCTTCCTGCGGTGCGTACCAGGTAAACGACTTTTCCGACAAGCCGTCCATCAGCACGCTGACCGCCGCGACCATGTCATTCGCGGAAGCCTTAACAATGCAGCCTTTATACTTCCAAGTGTCCGATATGCGGTCAATCAGCACGTCGACACCGTTCCGCCCATCGATCACCACGCAAGAGGCGTTCTTATATCTCGGGATCAGCCAGTCGGCTAACCATTTCGTTCCGTATCCTGCTGGCTTGCGGTCAATCAACGAGATCCGCGCCGGGCCTTCCTTCGGGATCACCGCACCGCACAGCACGGCCTCGGAACCATCTGCCGCAAACTTCACCGCATACGCCGTTTTTCCTTCCGGCTTCGGGCTCATGCTCGCGCACAGGTTCCATGCTTCGGCATCAATCGCCGGTTCAATCTCATGAGTGATCACGGGGCTCCACCAGCCAAGACGCTCACGGGCAAACGTGTCAGGATCCATCTGTTCACACTCGCTCTCGATCGTGGATAACAGGATCCTCCGACCGAGTGCAGGGTTGCACGCCGCCCAGCGTTCTCGTTCACTCACATTTCCGATATCATCAACACTAAACTCGAACCACGATGTTCTCGAGGTCTCGCCGTCCAGTGCCTTCTTGCGTATCCCACGGAAGACGATGCCTGGCGCCGTCGGATCTGGCGGAGTGCCGGTGTATATCGTCTGAGGGTTGAGGCTCGCGGATATCGCTGGCAAGAAACTTGCCTGTGCATTCTCATCAATCTCTTGCGCCTCATCGATTATTAGTAAATCTCCATGCTGTCCGCGCCCACC